TGCTCATGCCGATCGCGTCAGCCATGGCCTCGATCGTGGGCGCGACATGCGGCCACACCTCAACCTCGGCGTACAGGCCGTCAGGGCGCATGACCGCGTCAGTGACTAGGCGCCCGGCGAGGTCCCGCACGGACCGCTCGGGCCGGTCGAACGACTCAGCGACGCCTGGGTGGTCCAGGAACACCGCCAGTCCCTTCCCGAACACCTTGCTGTTGGCTGCCTCTGCGAGGGTCGCAGCGGGGTAGAACCCGCACGAGCCTTGGACATCACTGGCGATCAGGCGGGCCATGAAGCGGCGACCCGTCATGGCGCCCGCGGGGGATGACGTGAGCGCTGCGGCTTCGGTGAGTTGGATCTGTTGGGGCATGACTGTGGACCCTTCCGGGTAGGTGAACGGTCGGGTTGGGTGAACTCTTAACTCAGAGTTAGTGGTTCGGTGGTCAGGCTGCGCGGGCTGCGAGGTCCCGCACGGAGGTCATGTGCCAGGCGTCGCGCCACCCGGGGGTTGAGCGTTTCTGGCTCAAGTCCTCCCACGAGACCTTTCCCGACGTGAGCAGCTCGAGCCGTTGAGGTCCCATGATCTGGAGCTGGGTCGCCTCGGTCTGCTCCCCGAACCACGCACGCGCGTCAGGGAACACGTCGGCGGGCTCGTCCATGTCGATGCCGAGGTCCCGCCAGGTGCGCGCCACGGGAACCGCTGTGCACCGGCAACTGTGATGCCCGAGAGGACCGGCGTCCCCTGCTGGGTGAAGTTCGCCGTTCTTGCCTAGGCATGTGGGGCAGGTGCGGGCCGAGAGGGTGCAGAGCCAGCCTGCGAGGGTGTCCGCGTTCTGTCCGCGCGACAACTGGTTCGCTGCCCGGTGTGCATCGTGGACCTCGGTCCTCGAGATGTTCAACGCCCGACTGAGTCCGCCATTGAAGGCGCCCGTCGTCCTCTTGACCATCTCTGCGGCTGTCTTGCGTGGGTTGTCCCCGATACTCACGCCGCGAATCAGTTCCTTGCGCACGGACTGGTAGGCGTCCGCGCTGAGCTCCCACGCCTTGACCGTGATCTGCTCGGTGCTGCGGGTGACGATGGCCTCGATCGACGCGGGGTCGACGCGGGACCAGGCCTGCACGATGCCCCGCTCAGCAGCGGGCAGTTGGGACGCGATGATGGCCTGCTGGGCTTCCCCTGCCTGCCTGACGATCTCGGGCAGGTCCGTGCTGATCGTGACCCCGGCAGCCTTCGCCGCCGCGTCGAGGCTGTCCGCGATCGCGGCGAGAGCCTTGCGTAGGCGCGTGGACTTAAGCGCTTGGGAGCGGGTGACAGTCCCGCCCTTCGCTGCAGTGACGAGGTCCAGTGTCGCCTCACGCAGATCCGTGGACACTTCGTCGAGGGCGTCCACCCATGCCGCCGTGAGCGCACGAGCCTGAGCGTCCACGATCTTGGCCGTCTGTTTCCGTAGCCGCCCGGCCAGCCGCAACGTCTCGGCGGTCACTGCCATCAGGCTGCAGCCGGCGGCTCAACATCGTCAGGCTCTGGCGGCTCGCCATTCAAGAGCGCAGCAGGGTCCTGCCCGCGGCGGAAGGCTTTGACTGCCGCGTCGCCTGCGCTTGAGTCCGGATCGACCCAGTCGCCATTCTCGTCCGTCATGGCATCGAGCAGCTCGTCCGCGTCCTGCACGCAGAGGAGTCCGAGGATGAGCTTCGCTGTGGTCATGGGCGGCAGCTTGCCCGTGCCGTCCGCCTTCACGATCGCCTCGATCAGCGCAGGGACGTCAGGCTCATCGATGGGCGGGAAAACAATTTCGAGGGTGCGTTCCTGGTCGCCGGCCAGTGCGATGATCTCGCGGCCGTCGCCGGGGTCGCGGCGCACGGTCCCCTTGAGTTGGCCTTGGGGTGCCTTGATCGCCTGGTCGATGACGTAGACGAGGACTTTGCGGTGGATCTCAGCCCAGAACGCGCGTCGCAGGGTCATGGCGAGCAGTGTGGGCTGGTCCAGGGTCTCGGCGGTCGCCCTCGCCCCGGTGACGCCGGGGTCGCAGAGCAGCATCGTGACGGGCATGTCGATCGCGGCGGCGACCATCGCAGCCAGGGGCCGGCCGGAGTCGGAGTCGATCGTGGCCCCGGTCTTGGGGATGGCCTCAAGGGTCGTGCCGGGGGACATGACTGCGGTCGCGCCGGCACCGAGTTGCGCGCCGGTCGTGGGGTCATTGGTGGGTGCGGCGCCGAGGCGGGTGCGGATCTGGTTCGTGTTCCGGCCCTTGCTCGTGGCCTTCCATGCGAACCGGGACAGGGCTTTGACCAACCTGGCCCAGTCCTCGAGGAACTCTTTATATCCGCGCGCCCACGGCAGTGCGGAGTATCCGTCTCCGATGCCGAACTTCCACCCGTCGAGGCGGTTCACGGATCCGTGCAGTACCGGGCTCGCCCACATCACAGGGCTGCCGTTGATCGTCTTAGGGCGCAGGCGGGGCGTGTACCCGAGTGCGGGGTAGTACGCGACCTGGGACATGGCGTGGCCCAGGAGCCCGGTGTCCGTGTTGAACACGGTCGCCGTCCAGGTCCGCTGGTAGTACCAGGGGTCTTTGCGGTCGTCCGGGTTGCAGATGACGTCGGTGACCTCTTCGAACGGCAGGCTCCTCGCCTGCACGCGGCCGGTGAGGGGCGCGGTGAACAGGGCCAGGAAGATGTTGCCGTCCGTGAAGCACGCCCGCTCCAGCTCTTCACGGGCCTGGCTGGAGGTGAGGCTGGCACGGTTCGACTCGTCGTCAAGGAACCCTTGCACGACCGCGTTGACGTCCTGCCCTGCGTCGTCCTGCCGGGCCATGATGCTCACCCCGCCCGCCCACACATACGCAACGCGCAAACACGCACCGCGACCCATCAGGGGATTCACAACCGTCATGACCCGGCAAAGCTCGGCTGAGCGTCGAAGTCCCTCGCGGCTGAACTGCTGCTCGGCCTGCGCGGTCATCCGCAACCAGCCCACGTCCTCAAGGGCCAACTGCGCATCAGCCATCGACTCGGACATGACCTCGAGAGTGTTCTCCGCGCTGGCCAGCTGCTCCATGAGCGCGACCTCGCGGGACTCCCCAGCCTCGGCCATCAGTTCGGTGCCCTCAAGGAGCCCAACGGTGCTGGTGAACATGCCCACGGTCGCCCCTCTCGTCAGTATCTCGATATGCCTTGGTACGCGTCGTAGTACTCGTCTGTAAGTAGGTCGTCGGACTCGATCAGGGACCCGTCGAGCATCGGGACCAAGAGCAGGCGGTGGATGGCCTGGGTTAATGCATCGCACTGGTCATCGTGCGCGCCTGCGGGGAAGTCGCGGGCCTCCTGCACCAGCCCTGCGACCCACGGTGCGATGAGCGGGTCCGGCAGGTGCACGTTCCCTGCCTGCACGAGCGGGGAGATCGCAGAGGCTCGGGCGTACTTGCTGCCCTCAGGTTCGACGGGGATCAACCCGACGAGTTGTGACCGGAGCGCGTTGAGGATCGCGGGCCCGTTCGCCTTGTTCTCCACGAGTTTCGCTGTGGCCTGCGGCCAGCGCGCACTCAACGCCTTCATGGCCATCACAGACTCGGTGAACGTCATCCGGTCCCGGACCTGATCGAGAAGGTAGACGTGAGCGCCTCTGCGTAGCCAGACCTGGCCTACGACGAAGTCGCTGTGATCGGACCCGGAGAAGGTGAAGTCCCAGCTCTGAGCGACCTCGGTGTCTGCTCCGTCCACGTTCGGGATTCTGCAGACCCCGCGGTCGTCCTCCAACCAGATGGGCTGTGCGTAGAAGTCCCACCAGTCCGCAGGCAGGACACCGCCGGTCTCGGGTGTCGGTGAGCCCTGGTAGAGGCTCGCCCACGTCCGGTGCCCTGCGGTGCGTTTCCGCTGCTCCCACTGCGCCCGGGTGCGGCCACGAGCGGAGACCATGAACTCACCGGGCTCACGATCGAGCGGGTCTGTCTCGCCCTTGGATGGGTCGTGCTCGGCCTGCGCGGGGATGTTCAGGACTTCCCACGTGTCACCATCCTCCGCGGCCAGGAGCCGGCCAGCGAGGTCGTCATGGTGCCATCTGGTGAGCACAAGCACTACGGGTGCGCCGGGGGCTAGCCGGGCCGACGCTGCGTCAGTCCACCAGTCCCACACCCCATCCCGATATGTCTGGGAGTCCGCTTCCTTGCGGTCCTTGATCGGGTCATCTATGAGAATCACGTCGGCTGGGCGCCCAGAAACGCCAGCGCCGATGCCGACACTGAGGACGCCACCCTCGTGGCCATCGAGGGTCCACTCGTGCACGGACCCGTTGTCCGGCGCGATGCGCAGCCCAAGGCTGGGATTGGCTGTGATGCGGTTCCGGATCGCTCTGCCGTTGCGGTTGGCGAGGCCTTGACCGTAGGACGCCGTGATGATCCGCAGCTCAGGGTTGGTCATCAGCAGCCACGTCGGGAAGTCCCCAGCAATTCTGACTGACTTGCCCTCTTGCGGAGCAACGCTGATGATCAGCCGGGAGTCGGGAGTGTTCGCGACCCTGACGAGGGCTTCGTCGATCAGGTCCAGCGCTGGGGTCTGCACCGTCTTGGGGTTGAGGTGTTTGGCGAGTTCACCAGGTGTTGCCCATTTGCGGCGGGGTGGCTCGAACGATTGGGCTGCGTGCTCGAGCCAGGTCATTGTTGCTGTCATAGGATTGTTCCTGTCGCGTCCACGACTGCCAGCACGTGAGGCACTAGGCCCTGGATTGGCGCTGTGTCGGTGGACGCGGCAGGGGCATGAATGAGCCCGGAGAGCGTCCTGCTCAATCCGGGCCGGGAGACAAATCTTGCGCTGCAGGAGACAGTACACCCCCGGTCTGACATGTCAGGCACAGTCCTGTGCTGCGAGGACTGTGGCTACGGCGCCTTTGTCGTAGAGCCTGCGGCCTTGCTCGTCGAGGCCGGTGCTGGTGATGATGCCGCGGTTGAGCCATGTGCTGATCGTTGACACACTGACGCGCTGGCCTCGTTGTTGGTGGATCTCGTGGACGAGTTCGCGTGCGGTGACGAGGCGGCTCGCTTCGGGGAACATGTGGTGCTCCCACCAAGGGGTGTCACCAGTGGTGCCGCACCTCTGGCAGGTGCCGACATCTGCGGTGGACCGCACTGACCCACCACATGGGGTCGCGGTCCCGTCAGGGTTGTTCGTGAGGGGGCATGCACCGAGGAGTGTGGACCCGTCACCACCCGAACTGCTGATCCCGGCAAGGTCGGTCGCGGACCCTTCCATGGCGGCTAACGCTTCCGGGCCACATTGCCGGCCTGCGATCCAGTCGGCGTGGATGGTGAGGAAGTGGGTGAGGCCGGGCACGTCACCGGCACGCAGGGGGGTGGCAAGGTCGCGTTCGACCAGGACGCACCGGGCGCACCGCTCGAGGCGGGCGCACGCTGTGGCACGGACGTCGAGGACGTGGGCTGCGACTGGTAGGGCTGGGAATGCGGCGCGGGTGGCGTGGGATCCGTTGCCTCGTCGGACGGGTTCGATGCTCCCGCCGTAGCTGCCCCTGATGTCGCGCAGCGCGGTGGTGAGACGCGCCTCCACCACTGCGGGTGGCAGGACGGGCTCGGTCACTGGTGGGCTCCTTGGTGTCGTGCGCGGTCTGTGGCGGCTTGTAACGCGGTGGTGGGCACTGAGTCCCGGCCTGAGGCTGTTGCTGCGGCACAGAGCCCACGGACGGCTGTCAGGCGGGCGGTTGCCGCGTCGAGGTCCCGGCGCAACACGACGTTGGCGCGCACGACGGATACGAACGAAGCGATGGCGTCTGACCTCTCGTGGACGCACGGCTCGGACATCACACCGCCCATTCCGGCTGGTAGTCAGGGTGCGCAAACCAGACCGCGGCCATGATCCGGAGCCGCTTGTCAATCCGCCGATCCAGTCCGCAGTCGCAAGAGTCGTCCTGGTGCGTGTCGTTGCACGTGACTTCACCCTCACGTTCCTCGGTGGCGGCCGGGCACGTGTACCAGCAGTCCTCCACGAGGAGGTGGTGCTCGCTGGTCAGGTCCTCGATCATGAGGCTCTTGGCGGTGCACTCCAGGATCGTGCGGCTCCCGATGTAGTCACGTTTGGCGTGCCTCCTGTCCTCTTCGACCCGGGCCAGGACAAATTCCAGCAGGGTCATGTTCGCCACTCCTGCTGGTAGTCCGGGTGATCGGCATAGACGACACCAAGGGCTTCGATGACTTCGGGGTTGTCGTCCTTGGCGCTCATCTGATCCTGGCTCTGGCATGCGCCCCACTCGTTCTCGATCTGGCAGTGGTCGCCCCATGCGGCCTCGATCGCCGCCCGCTTCGCTGCGCACTCAGCCAGCAGGCGCGTGCCAGAGAAATGCCCAACGCAGTCATCTGGACAGGGGCCAGCATCGTCATTGACCTCATCTGGACTGGTCTGATGAGACCCGTTCCTTGGAAACCTGCGCGCGATCGCCTCGTCCTCGGTGATGCGTGCCAGCAGGAACTCGGTCAACGTCATGGCGTTGCCCCGCTAGTGAGCAGTCCTTGATCCCTAGCCTTCTTGACCCAACCCACAGCAGTGGATGGCGCGAGGCCGAAGACCTTCCTGACCGCTTTGACTGGAGGATCACCTGCAGTCTCAGCCAGAAGATAGATCCGCGCCGCCCACCGAAGGTTCTCATCGGTAGAGCCTGTGTCTGCCATCCCGTTGCGTTCGGCCTCCGTGGGCGCTGCCGCCATCACCTCTGTACTCAACACGAGCACAATGGGCTTCGGTGGCGCATTGACCCCTTGTGAGACGCGTGCAAGGTAGCGGTTCTTGGCTGCCGTTCGGCATGCGCGGCAGCCTCTCCGGCCTTTCCATTTGTAGGTATTAGCTTCGCTGTAGGGGTGGTCCTGCGGACAATGGGTTAAAGCTGTGTGTCCGTCAACGCGGCGACCTTTGGCTCGCATGTCGGCGTTGTTGT